AGACTCACGAGGCTGCGGTTGATAATTACGGTATTGTCGTAGGGGTAAATGATGAGGTATTAACCACCGCTGTATTGGATACATATTAATGCTGACAGAAATCGAAAATGGACTGATTGAATTCTTAGAGGGCAAAGGGCTCGATGTCCGGGCCATTGATATTCGTAATGAATCTGATGGATTGATTAAGCCTCGACTGAATGTGCAATCCTTGAATATATCAAGATTTATGCAAGTTGACAATGATCATATAAAGGCTATCGTTGATATAACTATATACGCAATGTTCAAAAGCCTGAAGGATGACAAATCGCGCAGACAGGGGTTGTATCCAATTGTGGAGGGTGTTTTGGCATCACTGTTATACCAAAATTTAGACCTTGATATAAATGACATACAACCAGTATCAGCGATAAATATCACCCCAAATCCATTAGTAAATACTAACATATTATATTCAATAAAATTTCAACCGGCACTTTAAGTAACCAAGGAATATACAGATACTTCAAGCGATCTTCTCACTATCGGCCTTGATTATTATGTTAAGCCTGGAGATGAGGTGGTTGACGCAGAGGGGCTTGTGGAGGATTTACACTCATGAGAAGTAAGAATATAGAAGTTACAACACCAATTGATAAAACGTGTCCCCATCGTTATGATGCGAGTGTAACAATTACGCATAAAATGAAAGTCAAATTACTTAATACGGCACTGGTAAGACGACTCTTGAGAGATGATTCAATAATCTGTACAAGTGTCGCAAAACTTGACAAAAAAAAGACATTAAAAAAGGATTAATTTTTTATGGCTTCGGACAATATAAACTTTGAAACATTGCCGGGTAGTTTATTCAAGCCCGGCGTATATGGCGAATTAAATCTATTCGCTGGAAAAGTGCCGCTCCCTTCGACAAATGCGAGCGTTTTGCTTGTTGGACTTATAACAGCCGCTGCAATCGCTGATGAATATGCGCTTAAAGTTTTGGGTGTTGATTTCAATAGCGATGTTGATGCAGGCGTGATGTTTGGAAATGGCTCATTGGCCCATTTGTGTGTCAAGTCAATGCTGGAAGCCAATCCGAAAATAAATCTTACCGTTCTTCCGATTGATGACGACGGGAGTGGTGTTGCTGGCACGGGTACCGTTACGTTTACGGGTGAGGCTACAGCCGCCGGGTACCACAAGCAATGGGTAGGCAATCGCTACATAAAAATAGCAATACCCGATGGTACAACCGCCGCTGAAGCCGGACCGCTACTTGACGCGGCACTTGCTCTTAAGGAGCATGAATTGCTCGCTACTGCAACCGCAGTTGCTGCAATAGTGACATTTACCTCGGTTAATGACGGAGAGAACGCTAATTACATTGACATTACAGGCGAAACGGTATGCGCTGGCCTTTCTTCAGCAACTGTCGATATGGCATCCGGTGCAACCGATGTTGATATCGGGGCCGCAAGTGGGGCGCTCGATCAAATTGACGCTGCCGACTACGATTTTATATATATCCCTTATGCAGATGCAACAAACGTTCCCGCTTTGATCGCTCATCTCCAGGCACTTAACACTGATGAGCAAATTGGGACAGTCGGAATGTTTGGATACACTGACGAAATCGGAAACCAAGCTGCTGTACAAACGCTATGCGGAACGACTAGTAATTATGAGGGTTTGATATGTGCTTATTGTCCGGGTATCAAAGAGCATCCTGTGTTATTGGGGGCGGCCGCCTGTGCGGTGCTCGCCGGGAAAAAGCCACAGCAAGGCAGCAATGGCGCTATTGTGAAAGGTGTCGATGTTCCTGCGGTCGCTGATCAGTTGATAGACGCGAATCTTGAATTATTGATCAAAAACGGCGTTGCCCCACTGATAGCAATGGAGGGTAATCAGCTCGGTATCGTCCGTGCTGTCACAACTAAAATCACAGATAATTCTATTACAAATTATGAATTGCTTGATTTGCATAAAATCAGATCATTGTACTATACTCGAAAAGCTGCTTTTGCGGTTGCTTCTCAATTTCAAAATATGAAAAATACATCCAGAACGCGGGCGCTTATACGTACCGCAATGTGGGATTTGTTGCGCAATGTTCTTACATTGCCAATCAATGATCCTATGCTCGACGCTGACGTATTGGATGAGAACGAAGAATATCTCATTGTAGAGGTTGACAACGGCGACGCAACACGCGCAAACGTGCGGCTACCTGTGGCTGTTGCTGATATACTTCACATACTTGCAATCAGATTTGATATGCTGTAAATTATAAATAAAGGTAAATATTATGCCAGTAATTGCAAAAGGTAATTTTTTTCTTGACGGTGCTAAAATAGCGCGTGTTCTCACGATTACCGAAGGGGAGACAATATACACAACCGACGTTCCCACATTAGACTCGAATGAGGACGAATACGTTGTAAATGTCCCTCGATACGAATACTCTGTTGAGTTAGCTATTTCAACAGTTGTTGCAGAACAACCCGATTTTTCTCTTGTAAGGAATTCGATAGGAGTGATTGAGTATGATGGTGGAGGACGCACATCATATTTTAGCTCGCGTATTGTAACAAGTGGCGAAAAAACCGCAAATGGTTCGGACGGCATGACATGCGTATACACATTTCGCGCTAAATCAAGAAAAGTTGACGCTTAATCATGGGAATGGAAGACACATATGAAGCCCTGAGGGCTGGAATTAGCTTTAAGAAGTTGATCAAATGGCCTATTCAGGAATCTAGCGCATTTGTCAATATGCGTGTTCCTAATGACCAGGACCGTATGCAAGCCCGGTTTGAAGCTAAGAAGCTTTTTGATGTTGCTAAAATCCCTATTGATATAGGTACCGGGGAAGAGTTTGAAACTGAAGTACAAAGGCAGATGCTTTACAGAATACTCAGTTGCCAAGATGAGGATAAGCCAATCGCGCCGACTATAACAGCATTCAGAGAGATTATTACAACCGAAATATTTAACTTTCTTGATGGCGAATTATCAAAATTACAAGAAAAATTATCTCCCGTAGAGGACGAATTAACCGACGAAGAATTTGACCGTATTTATGAGATGGTAAAAAAAAACAAAGCCTCGATCTCGAGTATTACAAATACGAGAATTCTGCAAAGGCTGCTCACTTTTACGGTAGGCCAGGAATCGAACTCACAACTGGACAGTGGCTAGTATTAATGAGTATGGATATGGTTATGCACAAGAAGAATGGAAGCTAAACATAAGAAATAGTTTCCTTTTTTTATTTAGGATAGAATTATGGCAGAAAGTGACGTTTGGGTACGCCTAAAGGCTGATAATAAAGGTCTTAAGCGTGGCGTTGACAAGGGCAAGAAGAATATAAGGAGCTTTGCATCTTCTGCCAAACGTCAATTAAGAAGTGTCGCCCGTGCATCAAAGCAAATTGCTCGAAAACTAGTAAGCCCTTTTGCCGCTTTGCTTGGGGGCGCTGCTATTATCGGAGCCGGAAAAAAGATTATTGATTTTAACGCCGACCTCACAAGGCTTGCAATACAGGGTGATCTAACCACAAAATCACAAGCGGAATTAAGAAAAGAGATGATTGACGTTGGATACGCCGCTGGCCAAATGAGAACCGAAGTTTTGAGGGGCCTCGACAAAATAGTTGAAAAGACCGGCGATATAGAGTTTGCAAGAAAATCCATGGAAAATCTAGCTATTGCAGCAACCGGAGCGGGTGCCGAAATGTTTGACATGGGCGCAATCGCAATAACGCTAAAAGAAAAGTTTGGCTTGGGCGCTGACAAAATGAACGAATCGCTCAATTTGCTCTTTGTTCAAGGGAAAAAAGGTGCCTTTACTTTAGAAAATATAGCAAAATTGAGCGAGAGACTGTTTGCTTCCGCGGGACGACTGGACATGACCGGCATGGAAGATTTACGGAAAATGGGCGCGTTCATGCAGATGGCTCGTATGAGTACAGGCTCTCCCGAGCAAGCAACAACGGCCGTTGAGCGGACTCTTGCTAATATCATAACAAAACAGGAAAAGATAAAAAAGCTTGGATTCGATGTTTTAAACCCAGATAAGACTTTCAAGGGTCTTGATGAGATACTAAAAGGAATAATTATAGCTACAAAAGGGGAGGAGAAAATTCTAGGTCCATTGTTTGGTGAAGAGTGCATCAGGGCGGTATCGGAAATGGCTAAATTGTATAGGGCGACTACAGGCTTTGCATTATACGATAGCCTGGTAGGTGCTGATGCTGGAAGAGCAAACGATTTGATGAAAGCCTTTGCCCGCTACTCTAAGGAATCAAAATTTCAACTAACTCTATTAGGGAATGCAGCATGGGAATTCGCGGATGTGGCGCTATCAAAAGGCATAGGGGATTTAACAACCAAACTAAGAGAAATTACCTCCGATCCCGATAAATTACAGCGATTTCGTGAAGATATTCAAAATATTGCCGAGGCTCTTTCGTTGATTGCAAGTGCAGCTAAAATCGCGTTGTTGCCAGTGGCAAAAATTATTGGACACTTGGGAAAGTTTCGAAAAAGCGACGAATTTCTTAAAGGGGTGCGCTCTATTGACGCTTCTTGGGGGGCTATACCAAAAAAACATCGGAAATTATTAAAAAAACGATTTCGAACTGGGCGCGATATTGGCGAAATAAATAGAATGCAATACATGGCTCCGGAGAAAGAGGAGCGGTATAGATTGTCTCGGAAAAGGGCTATTGAATTTTATACATCTTTAGGGCAAGGTCAAAGAGAAAATCTACAAAACCAAATTAATATCAATCTAAACGTGGACAAATCCGGGAGGCTAAAATCCAGCGTCCGGGGAAACAATACGACTGTGAAAACTAATTATAGCGAAAATAAGTTTGAGCCTACTCTATTATTACAGGGAGTGGGGAGATAATGGCAACCCGATATAAAGCAACCTTAGCAGGATTCAACATCTCGGTAGAAACCATATCAGATGGTTTCGAAAACGCCGTCGTTGAACATGACCTGTTGAACCAAAACGGTGCACAGATTGAAGTTATGGGCCTGCGCGCGCGTAGTATTCAGCTAAGAATTTTCTGGGGAAATCAGAATTATGAATATCATATTGAGTTTTTGAAAACTCTGGAAAACCAGGAACTTATCGAGCTTAATCATCCGATGTATGGCGCTATCACGGGCGCGTGTAAAAATGTTTTTGTGAGTCATGAGCCGGATCAAACCGATGCTTGCGTGATGAGTGTTACATTCATCCAGAATATGAGTAACCTTTCTCAGATTCAAAATACGGTTGATGTAATTACGACCATTGAAACAGCGTATATCGATAGTGTAGCGGAACAAATGGAGGTTTTCGCCGGGGATATCATTAATTTCACTGGTTCCCAACTATCAAAAGTAGTCGCTGCAAAGGCGACATTTGATGCAAAATTGGCAGATGTTACGAATCCCGCGACTTCCCTGCTTACCCAGATTGAGTATGGGACATCGTTACCGGGATTATTCGCTCAATCGATTGGCGGACTGTTAGAACGATACGCAGAAACCCATGACGCTGTTTCAAAATCTCCAACTGCTTTTTTATACGCCATGATAAATTCATTTTCACTGCTAAAATCCGAATATTCCGGCACGGAGATTGTGGATATATTGTTGAATAAGCATGTTGGAATCGCGGCCTCGATGTATCTCTCCTTACGTGCTGCGTATGTATATGATGACGATGAAATACAGAGACAGAAATTAAAATCTGTTGACAGCCATAAATCATTCGATACCGACAATAATCATTTCCCGCGCCCAGAATACGGGTATGTGATGAATGTTCTCGAAATCGAGCAAACATTATACGCGATCAGGGAATTCGCACAGCTTTCAATTGATGTTTCACGTGAAATCGAGTCACTGAAAATCGCAAGTACAGGATTATTGAATCATGTGAAAAAAATAAAATTGGATATGGAAAACATTATAA